ATTATCACCAACAATATATCAATAATATTTTCAATATTAAGCGAAGGAATTTCACATTTATAGCAAAAATATTGCCTTTAGCTATACTTTCTAAGCTGAAATTGAATGATATTTTGCAGATAAAAGACAATTATTATCGGATTGACAAGTTTACTACGGACATAATCACAGGGAAAACCGAATTTAATTTAGTAAATGCGTTTGATTTTACTTTAAATTCATTCTCAACCCAAACCGATAGTATTTATTTGACCAAAGAAGCGCAAAGCTATTCCGCTTATGTTACTAATTTATCAGATTATACAGTTACAAAAATTGATAGTGGGTATGGCATAGGGTGGCTAACAGTTACAGACGACGGCAATTTAGTATTTATGGCAACGGGAAATACAGATGGATATAATAGGGATATTTTTGTAAAAGTGGTAAAAAATGAAACGCTTCAAGAGATATTATTTTATATAAATCAAGATGGTGGGTTAATCACTTTCGACATTACAAATTTAACAATGGATTCAACTTTAATAACTTTCGACAATGGCTAAGCAAATAGTAAACATAGGAACAACGGCAAACGATAATACAGGGGATTCTTTAAGGGTTGCGGGCGGTAAGATAAACGATAACTTTGATGAGCTTTACGCACAAACAGGATGGATAAGTTATGAAGACACTACACATACCGTAGGAAGCCCCCAAGTTGTAAATGCAGGGGTGACGGCATTGCTTACAAATGATGGAGTGACTAAAATTAATATTCAAAAACCTATGGGAGTTACTGAATTTTTTGATGTAGCAACAACTAAATTAACGCCTAAAAATGAGGGGGATTTTATCACAGTAGATTTAATGTTCCTAACAAAAAATACAATCGCTTCGGGAGTGTTTAAGGTTTATGTCGATATACCAACAATAGGAATCAGATTTGATCAAAGTTATGTATGTTCAAAAACAGCCAATTTAGAACTGGGTGTAAATATGTCATTCTCTCATTATGTGAGTGCGGCATTTGCAGCGAATGGAGGACTTATATATATCACTTCAATAGATGGGGACACCTCAATTTATAACAAACAATTTAGAATATGCAGAATACACAAGGCACGATAATAGCTGACATAATAACACTTTTAAAATCACATACTTTTTACGGTGCTGGTGAATTTACTGAAATTGCAAAAGGTAAAAATGAGTATGTAGATAATTTACAAACTGGAATTAATAAAATAAAACGGATATGGCATTCGAGAAGGAAATAGTAATTAATGTCAAAGATAAAGGGCTTGACCAAGTAACTGATAATATTAAAAATCTTAACTCTGAAATTAAAAATACAGACAAAGATATTAAGAAGTCAGAGGATGGAATGAAGTCTTTTACAAGCGTTATTGATGGGGCAACTGGTGGATCTATTTCTAAATTTCAAGGATTAGGGAAAACTATCGGAAGCGTGCGCGGTGGTTTCGTAAGTCTAAAAAGCGCAATTATAGCAACTGGATTAGGACTGCTTGTTGTTGTTATTGGCTCATTAATCGAGTACTTTAAAAACTTTGAGGCTGGAGTGAAAATAGTAACAACAATTACCAATTTATTTGCAGACACTATCTCCGCTATTGTTTCAAACGCTCACAAATTATTAAGTTTAGATTTTAAAGGTTTTTTCGGTGGCGTAAAAGACGCTATGGTTGAAAGCGTTAACGCAACAAATGATTTATTTGAAGCACAAACAAAACTATACGAACTTAATAAAAAATTCATTGTTGAGAATGCAAATTTAAACGCTGAAATTGAAAGTCAGGGCAGGATAGTAAGAGATACTACCAAAACTTTTGCAGAAAGATTAGAAGCGCAAAAAAAATTAGATTTACTTTCTGAAAAATTAATAAAAAATGAAAAGGATTTAAACGATGCTGAATTAATACGTTTAAAAACAGAATTAAGGCTTGAAAATAACTATGAAAAAAGGCGAGATTTAGAAATTCAGATTGAGCAAACGATGGCTAATTTAATTGGTGTAGAATCCAAATTAGCGGCGCAAAGAGATAAAGCGAGTAAAGCACAAAGGCAAATAGTTGAGGAGCAGGAAAACCAAGAAAAAGAACGTTTAGCAAAAGCTAATGAAAGGGCAAAAAAAATACAGGAAGACAAAAGACGTATTTTAGAAAAAGAGAAGGCAGAAAAGCAAAAAGAAATTGAAGATTCAAACAAAAAAGAAGAGGACAGAAAAGCGGCTTTATTGCGAATTGAACAAAGTTATATTTTAAAATTACAGGATTTAGACGATGTTACCAACTTGCAAAAAATAGCACGACAGGAGCAAAGGGCATTAGCGGAGTTGAAATTGTTAGAAGCGACAGAGGATGAAAAAGTAAAAATGATGGATTATTATGCGTCATTAAGAAAATCTGAAAATGATAAACTTGATGCCGAAGCTAAAATAAAAACTGACAAAGAAAATGAAGAAAAGGCAGCCGCAGAAAAAGCCTATGAAGAAACTTTGCAAAATATGCGAGTTGGTATTAGAGAAAATACAACTGGTTTATTATTGGCAATTGCTAAAAAAGGCGGGGCGGTTTCTAAAGCTATTCAAATTGCTGAAATTATAAGAGAACAGGTTGCAAGCGGTTCAAAAAGTTTATCAGCTATGACGGTTGCAAACGCAAAAGCAATAGCAGCTTCACCATTAACAGGAGGGCAACCATTTGTAACTATTAATACAGCACAAGTATTAACAGGAATGGCATTGTCAGCAGTTGGCGCAGGGAAAGCAATAAAAGATATTTTAAGCGAAAGCAAAAACCCTACTCAATTTAGCGCAGGCGGTGGAAGCGGAGGAGGCTCAGCACCAAGCGCACCAAGTTTTAATTTAGTGCAAGGGACTGGAAGCAATCAAATAGCACAAGGATTACAACAAGGACAGCAACCGATAAAGGCTTATGTTGTCAGCAGCGATGTTTCAACAGGTCAAGAAATGGATAGGAAAATAATTGCAGGGGCAAGCCTTTAGTGCATTTTTGTAACAAGATTAAGTTTAATTAGTTATATAGTTAAGAAAAGATATGAAAACATACGAGGCAAAATATAATCCAATTTTAAACAAAGGAGTTTACGGAATTTCTTTAGTTGAAAATCCTGCTATGGAGGGTTTAGTAATTGCGTTAAATAAGCATACCGAAATTCAATTAAAAGAAGTTGACAAAGAGCAGCGTATTTTGATGGGTTTAGTTTTAGAGCCTAATAAACCGATTTACAGAAACCAAAACGGAAAGGAGTTTAATATCGTTTTTAATGAAGAAACTATTAAGGAATTAAGCTACGGATTTTTTAAAAATAATTCTCATAGTAATTCAACAATTGAACACGACGAAAAACAAAGAATTGAGGGGGTTACATTTACAGAAAGCTGGATAATTGAAAATCCGAAAATTGACAAGTCAGCAAACTTTGGTTTTTCATATCCTAAAGGTAGTTGGATGGCAGTTATGAAAGTTGATAATGATGACATTTGGAACGGTTATGTAAAGACTGGAAAAATACAAGGATTCAGTATTGATGCAATGTTAAGTTTAGAGGAAATTAATTTAAAATCAGAAATAGAAATGAGCGAACAAAAGAAAACTAATTCTTTACTTGAAAAGATATTATTAGCGTTCACCCCGACAAAAGAAGCTAAGGTAAAACTCGGATATATTCCTTTGGCAGATGGGTCGTTGATAGTTGAATACGATGGTGAAGTTTTGGAAGCTGGAATATCCTGCTGGATAACAGCAGAAGACGGAACTAAAGTTCCAGTGCCAGTTGGTGAATACCCATTGGAAGACGGAACGACTTTAATCGTAACGGAAGATGGATTGGTCGGCAAAATAAAAGTCGCTACACCAACAGAAGAAGCACCCGCAGAGGTTGAGGCAAATGATGCTGCAATAGCCAAAGAAATTGAAACAGCTATTAAATCAATTTTGATTAAATACTCGGAAGTTGAAAATTCAGTAACGGAATTGAAAGCCGAAAATGAAAAATTGAAAGCAGACTTTTTGGAATTATCAAAACAGCCTGCAACAAAGCCAATAAAAGGTACGGTTGTACAAATGGCATCAAAGGGAAAATTTTCAGAATTATTAAATAAAATAAACAACTAAAAAAATATGGCAACGACATTAGACATTACAACCAACTACGTAGGAGATGTGGCTGGGGATTACATTGGAAAAATGATGAAGGGTAGTAATACGCTTTCTGACAACTTGGTAACTGTATTACCGAACATTGTATCAACAACATTCTTGCGAAAAATTGAGACCGAAAGCGGTTTCGTTGACTACGCCTGTGGATTTGTACCAAGTGGTGCAATTACTTTAAGCGAATATTCTATTACTCCTAAGAAAATAATGTGGCCTTGGGAATTGTGTAAAGAAGACTTTAGACAATTATGGACAGCTAAAGAAATGGGCTTTTCAGCACATAACGATTCTTTGCCTGCAACCGAGCAAGGAGCAATCCTATTGGAAATTGGTAAAGTATTAGCAAGAAAAATTGATGTTGATATTTGGGAAGGTCCCGGTACTACTGGTACATTTTTAGGATTAATTCCTCAATTACTTTTAGACGCAACGGTTTTAGATGTTGCGACACCTGCTGCAATTACATCAACAAATGTAGAAGCTGAATTGGCTAAATTCATTGACACCATTCCCGATGAAGTTATCGGAGCTGATGGTTTGGTTTTAGGCGTTTCAACAAACGTATTGAGAGCGCTGAAAAAAGTTCAAGGCAGTTTTGCACGATCTAACGGAACATTTGCAAATCCTGGTGAGTTTGATTTCAATGGATATACGTTGACAGAGATTAAAGCATTAAGCCCAAATACAATGATAGGTTATGTGAAATCAAACGTATCATTTGTAACTGGGTTATTAGCTGACCATAATGAGATAAAAATCAAAGATATGGATGAAACTGATTTAACTGGTACAATTAGAATGAAAGTTGTATTTACAGGTGCGATTGGGTATGCTTATGGTTCTGAAATAGTGCTATATAAATATGTAGCAATCTAAAAAAACAAGTAACAAAGGCGGATTAGTTTCCGCCTTTATATAAAATTTAAAAATATGGCTTGTGATATTACATCGGGAAGGTTAAAAGGTTGTAAAAATTTAGTTGGTGGTTTAGGTACGTTGTATCTCTTCAATTTTTTAGAAGACGCGTTCACCTATGCATCAGGAATTATTACGGCAATTAACCCATCTCTAACAGTTGTTTATGAATACAAAATTGAGGGCGACGGCAACAATATTTCTGAAAGTTTAGTTTCAGACAGAAATACAGGCACGACCGTTAATACCCAAACGACTACAATTGTACTGAAAGGAATTGATGCGGCAACTTCCGCACAAATGAATTTATTGGCTTACGGTTTTCCTATTGCAGTGGTAAAGGATAGAAACGGAATTTTTCACGCAATCGGAATTGATGACGGTATAGACTTTACCGTAGTGCAAAGTTCAGGCGGAGGAAAGGCAGAGGCAAACGGATATACATTAACCGGTATATCTACAACTGGCAGTCTTTCCCCAAAACTTGATACAGCAACGGTAGCCGCTTTTTTAGCGTTGGTTGACGTGCCAGTTTAATTTTCTTTCATAGTAATTTGGTTAATTATGAAACCTCACTTTAAAAAGGTGGGGTTTTTTATTATAACAAAAACGTAAAAATTTAGTTATATAGATATGAAAGTTACTACAACAGATTTAACGCATAATATTGTATTTGTACCGCGATATACGCCTGCCGTTTTAATTGTGGTTGAGTTGTATAATGAAACTACAAAAGTGGTAACGGTAGTCGATAACACGTATGCATTTGTAGACGGTAAAATGGATGTTTTAATAACTTTCACTTTTGCCGAAAATGACAAATATCAAATTAAAATATCAGATGAAGACGGTATTTTATATCGAGGCAAAATAATGGCAACAATTCAAACGCCTCAAGATTTCAAAGCAACAAACGAATTATATTATTATGAGTAACGATATTAGATTAATAAATTTAAGCAGTTATGTACGCCCAAAAGTTGAGGAAAATAAAAGTAAAAATTGGGTTTTAAACGGAAAAAATAATTCTTTTTATCAGTACATAATTGACCGCTTTAATGGTTCGCCAACAAACTCAGCGATTATTTCTTCTTATGTAGATTTGATTTATGGAAATGGCATAAAAGCAAAAAACAAAAATACATCTAATTGGGTGAATTTCGTTTCTGTTTTGTCAAATAACGAATTGCGTAAAATCATATCAGATTTTGAATTGTTTGGTGAAGCTTCATTTCAAGTTATAAAAACCAAAGACAAAAAAGATTTAAGTCAAATTTATCACATTCCTAAGCAGTTGGTAGTTCCTGCACTTGAAAATGAAGACGGTGAAATTGAAGGGTATTGGTATTGTAAAGATTGGAGTAATATCAACAAATACAAGCCTGAATATTTTTCAGCATTTGGAACATCGAAAGATGAAATAGAAATTTATTGCATCAAACCATATAAGGCGGGAAAAAATTATTTTAGTGATCCCGATTATATTGCTGCTTTACCTTATGCTGAAATGGAAGAGGAATTGGCAAACTATTATATCAACTCAATTAAAAAAGGATTGAGTGCAGGTTATATTATAAATGTGCCGATGGGACTTACATATACGCCTGAGCAAAAGGATGAGTTTGAAAGAAAAATAAAAGCAAAATTAACAGGCTCGCCAAACGCATTAAGTTTTGTAATTTCATTTAATGGGGCGGAACAGGAAATCACAGTTACGCCGTTTCCAGTTAACGAACGCCAACATCAACAATGGGAATACTTGACAAATGAAAGCCGTCAACAAATTATGACAGGGCATAAGGTTGTAAGCCCTAAATTGTTTGGTATTATGGCAGACGGCGGATTGGGAAACAATGCAAATGAACTCGACGAAGCTGAGGCGCAATTAATGAAGCGCGTTATTCAACCAAAACAAAGATACATTTTAGAGGCAATTGAAGATGTTTTAGTTTTTTATAATATGAACTTAGATT